CTCGGTGAGCTTGTTGTAGATGGTGTCCTCGCACTGAGGGGTTCCCAGAAAGAGGATTTTTGACTCTTCTTCGGGCTTGATAATGGCGTCAAACTCCTTGACCTGCTCGCCCAGCTTGTCGCGCATCCCTTGGGTGGCGCTGTTGCCAACAACCTCAATATCGTCCGCAACAATGATGTCAGCTCGGGAGCCTGTCAGTTGAGACGTGACTCCCAAGGATTTGACGGAGGGGGCGTGGGAGGCGGGGGCTGGTCCGACGTCGAAGGAGATTTTTGAAAATCGCTGTGAGGCGGTGGGTCTAAGGTGAGCGAGAATAGGGAGTTCATGGATGAGTCTAAGTGTAAAAGTGCTGAAGTCATCTGCTCTTGTCTTTGAAGCAGAGACGACAAGTATGTTTTTACTTGGGTCGAGTAGGAGTTGGTGCACAATGTATGCAGAGCAAATCCAACTCTTACCGACTCCCCTAAAGCCTTCGATAATAGCTCGTCTATCTCCTCCTTGCATGTATGCGGCGATTTCATATTGAATAGGTGTAGGGCTGGGTAGGTTTAGGTGCTTCCAGACAATATACAAGAAGTTCCTAAAGTCTTTTAGTTTGTCTGGAATGTCCACTATTACTTATTGTTTCCTCGGTTCTTTTTCTTGCTCTGAATCTTCAGGTTACTCGCCCCGTTGTTCTGAGGGTTACGGTCTGCGTGATGCACGTCCTTACCTTGAACTGCCTTCTTGCCTCTCCTTTTGATGACGAGGGCGCGGGCCTTGTTCCTACCAGCCCGGCGCTTCTTCTGTCGAGCTTTTTTGTGGTAGGTGTCGTATTCTTTTCTGTAGTTTCTAGCCATTGGATGCTGCGTCAAAGGGTAAGATTTCTGCCAGTTGCTCCAGAGGGTTTCCTTTGGATAACCCGGCGTGGATGCCGTTGTCCTTCAGTAACTGCCTAGCAGCGTTGAGGTCGCTTGGTGCAGCCTCGCCTGACTTGATGCGGGCGATAAACTCATCAATAAGCAGCCCTTGGAGGGCGTTGAGCTTTTCTTCTTGGTTTTCTACTTTGTTTTGCATTCCTTAAGGATTCTAATGAGTAAATAAAGTAAGCTCAGTAAGCCTACCCCGATACCAACGAGAGCGTTGATGTCCGATAGCGTAAAGGTTCCTAACATTCCTACGATGCCTACTGCTGCTGGGGTGTGGGTGGAGTCCATGGGTCTATTAGGCTAGTTTTCCGTAAACTACAAAAAAGATATTTGCTCCGTCCGAATTAGTTCCTATATCAAAAGTGCTTTCACTGACGATTGTTACTGTGGGGTTACTGCTAGCCGTGCTTCTCCCAGCGTCTTGACCAACAACCACTGTGTAATTTGTGTCATCCATTGCGTTAGACAGAGTTACGCGGGTGAATTGTCCGTCACTCGGAGACACACCAACAGTGTTAACATTGTAACTACCTGCTACCAGCGTGTTACTTCCACCTCCTGTTCCTGTTACACGCCCGTAAGCCTTAGCAATACCGGGGTGGTGCTTTAGGGTCGCTGGAACACAGATACCCGCAGACGCCTCGGTTTCCATTTCGGTTTTTATAGCCATGTCCACCTCACCTTGAACAATACCACCCGAGGGAAAAGTCAAAGTATTCGATGACAAGTCTAATGTCGAGGCCAGCTTGGGAGCTGTGACCGCCCCGTCTTTAATCTTAGCAGTCTCGGCAGCGTCAGCAGCCAGCTTAGCAGCGGTGACGTTTAGGTCTTTGATTTTAGCTGTCTCCACGGCGTCGGTAGCTAGCTTACCTGCTGTCACGTTTACGTCTTTAATTTTAGCAGTCTCGACGGCGTTAGTAGCTAACTTAGCGGCGGTTATTGCTCCACTCGCGATGTCATCAGCCGTTTGGAGTGCTCTTGTTCCACTTCCTGAGCCGTCTTCAGCAGTCTCCTGAGCAACGAACAACGCCTGTCTGTAAGCGGTGTCCAAGTCAGCCTCGGAGATGCGAGAACCAGATTGGAAGTCAACTAGAGAACTAAGTGAGGTTTCCCTGTAGATTCGCATTTGGTCAAGAACATCTGAGAAATACAGGTTTTCAGATAGAGTCACTAACTTCGTCGTGGCGTCAACACTCGCGACCGTAGCGCTTTGCCATTTGAAAGTAGAGCCAGATGTTACCTTTACGACTGCTTTGATGTCAGAAGTGTTAATGTAATCGAAGTCAAACGGACCATACACTGTCTGGCCCACGGCGTTAGTTCCACTGGACCCAGATAGCAGGGTTATTGTAGTATATGAATTTGGCATGGTATTTTATCTTAATAGTTCAGCTAAGTCAGCTCTAAGTTCTTTAAACTCTTGTTCGGTTTGTCTACGAGCGTGAGCCCTGTATTTGTTAATTGTTTTTGTCAGCGCCTTAGTTCTCGGGTGGTCTTTATGTCTGTTTTGCTCAGTGACCGGAGGTAGGTATTGGTAGTCGTTAGACTGAATTTGTCTACTCAGGGCTTGATGAAGGTTTAATTGAGCGGGTCCTAACTTAATAGTTCCCGATAAGTGCTGCATACGGTCGTAAGCAGTATCGCCGTCTTCGTTTCTGTAGTCCCTATAATCAACAGTTTTTCCGCCTACGCTACGACTGTGTCCCATACGCCTACGCCCTACAGCTTGGTGCTCAATCTCCATATTAACAATGTCGCTTGATGTCTCAGAAGAGAAAAACGGGTTAATTGCCTTACCAAATGACCCGGTATTACTCTTACCCTTTGTCATTATTCTGCCAAGGGCGTCGCGACGAGGCATCAACTTTTCACCGGGTCTCATAGACTCAGGAATACGTTTCCTAATCTTATCTAACATACCCCTAGCTTCCAAGATAGCAGGAGATTCTTCGTAGATGTTTTGAGACCAGTTAAGACCGTTAGGAACAAAGCCAGCCATAATGTTGCCTCCGATGTTAGGAAGCGCTTCAGAGGGCTTTTCCATCATGTCTAGTAGTTCTCCCAAGTTTTCAATGTAGGACTTGTTGCTTACGTTGTTAGCAAACGATGTAGCCAGAATAGCACCAAGACGAATAAGACCTTCTTGTTTCTCCTCAAACTCATCCTCGTCACCAAACTCGCTTACTCCAGTATCTCTTGTGTCAGTATAGCCTTGTGAGATGTCTGCCATGATACCTAGCGTGGTAGCAAAGGGGTCAAGACGCTGGTAGCTATACCACTTATCGCCCCACTTAATAGAAAACGCCTTCTTTCCTGTGGCTTCCCAAGCTTCGCGCTTACCGGGGTCTTCTGGAGCCGAACCTGTAATACGGTCTCCTAGTGTTTCGATATACATAAACAAAGTTCCCATCGTCATAATGCCCGTAGATAAACGACCCATGGCTTCAGCGGATTGAATAGAATTACCGCTTTGTATGGTGTCTAAATAGCTTTGAGCCATTTTACGAGCTTCTGGCATATCGGCTAAATCTACTTTTTCTGCAAGACCCTCCACAAAGGAGTCCACGTCTATATCTTTTAAAGCTTTATTTGCTTTAAACCCTCCCATTACTTCCTTACCTATTTTATCAACCCTAGGTATTGTGCGCCCCAAGGCGAACAAAAGAATGTTTGAAGGCGTCTTAACGAACGGAATAACAAAACCAAGCCAAGGACTCATTTGAGCCATGTCTCCAGTAGCCTTAAAGAACGCGTTGTCTACTTTGTTAGTAAAGGTGTTTACTAGTGCCCAATCTGTTCCTGCTTCTACTAGAGCCTGTCTTTCCTCAAATCCTATGGAGTCACTGTAAACAACACCATCTACTTTCTTTAGGTTGTTATTAGAGTAGTGCTCCTTAACGTAAGTATTGACAAAATCTCTTTCGTTAGGAATGTCTTCGCCTTTTTTACGAGCAGCGGAAAGAGCTTCAAGAGCTTCGCGTTGGACGTTCTGTTCATTACGAAAACGACCATTTTCAGTAATAGTAGCATTAAAACCCTCGTCAATGTGTTTGGCTAGCGCTCCGGGTTCTCTGTGGAGTCCTCTTTTATATCCACTCATAGCCAGCGATGTTTTGATACGAGCACGGTAGCTCATCTGTTTGAAGAACTCGTCTCCCATCATCATTATCCTAGAGGGGAAACGAATGGCTTTTCCCACCCAATTCACGGATTCACGTAGTAGAGTGCCATCTGGGTTATCAACTCTAATCTCTCCTTTAGGGGAGAACATGCGGTCGTCTCTATATGCTGTGTATCCAACGACTGAACGCGCTTCGTCCTCCACGCCTGACTTCCACATAAACTTAAGAGAGTCAGCGAAACTCTGGAGGTCAAACATAGTTCTAAAGTTAGCTTTAACTAAATCGACGTTTCCCGTCATAACTCCTCCTGCGATTGACTCGATGTGTCGTAAGGGAAGAACGAGCGCTCCACCAATAAAGTTCACAGCCCAAGAAGTAGGGGAACCTAGAATAGCGTTGTAATACCACTCCTGAGAAACAGCGAGACCTTTGCGGCCCGCTAACGTCCACTGAGATAAGCCTTTGTTGACGCCGACTTGGTTGAAGTCTTTCACCATTTGTTCCATGCCCTCTGTTCCGCCTTTACCTGACTTCTTAAACAACCTCTGAAGGTCTTTGATGATTCTTTTGTCAGAAACAACTCCCCTGTTCTCTCTTCGGAAAACCTGCCCTTGTCTCTTCATTGCATCCTCCAACGCTACTCCTAGAGTCCTGTGTTGTCCTGCTATGTCTCTACCCAGAGAACTCTGTCCTGTGCGGTATAGGTCATTACGCTGTCTAAGACCTAGGGACAACTGCGTTCCGAAGTCAGACCAGATTTCTTGAAGTGCTGCCCAACGGTCCATGGCGGAGAAAACTTCCGTCATCGCCTCCTCTTCATTCAACACCATCGCCTTTCCGTTTACGTTTGCTTGGACGGTTTTGTTTTCCAGAGCAGCGGCAGCGTTTGTTACCTTATCCTCTAGGTCTTTTGCAATGTTGTTCATGGCGTCGTAAAGAACTTCAGCTTCGCTTCTGACAAACTGCAAGTCCTCCACGCGGTCGCGGAAGGGTGTTAGGTCTAGTTCGGGTTTACCACCCGCTCCTTCCATTCCCGCAATCGTAATCTTACGGGTTTCCTCCAAGAATTCCTCGCGAGCCTTTGGGCTCATTTTTCCTTGTTTACTGGCGTTCAGAGATACTTTCGCTACGTGTCCTAGAAAGGCTCGCATTTCAGTAACGCTGTTCAGAACCCTAATACCGGAAAGAAGCGCTTGGGGGTTAGTAGTGTCATACAGCCCTGCGT